ATCGCTTTGGAGACATTCGTATAGTCTGTTGTCTCGTACGTGGAATCTTTGGTTCGGCTTCTCTGAGGACCATCTTACAAACGCGAATGAACTTCTTCGCACTCTTAGCCTGATTTTCTAGTGTGGGAACTGGAATAGCTCTCACTGGAAGTTTTGATTTAAGTTCATTTTTAGTGAGTTTAACACGCTTACCTTTGACATCCTTAGTCACTCTGAAGCCCATCTTTTTGACTTTGTCTTTGAGTTTCTCGTACTCCATTTAATATAGGTGAGGAAATTATTGATACCTGACGCCAGCTCTGGTTGCCGCATCATCAATTTCGTCTACCATTTCCCAAGCCCAGCGACATTCCTGGGCATCTTGGTGTTCACATATGGCGTACGCAATATCAAGAGCTTCGTGTAAAATCATTTTGAGACGCATTTGTCTCACAGTAACTTCGTATGGCTCTCTCAGCGATGGAGATTCATACAATTGCTGAAGTGCGATACGTGTGATTTTACGTTTCTTCTGTTCATACCCAAGTTCCTCACTTCTTTGTGCTGCGATAATGCGAAATCGCGGCTTACTTACAGAAATGGGTGGTTGTGACCAGTATCCAAACCGTTTGAGTGTTCCCACCATTAGATATATTTCGTTAGATATTTTTAAGTCTTTCTCACTTAAGAACTAAATACATATAATTTATATATGGAAACACGAGTTCTCATTACTCAAGTGCTTCTTCCTCGTATCAGGCAACTTGAAGAGGAGGTCGCATCACTCAGAAGGCATACATGGCCATATGTTCAGGCGAGAAAGGAGCTTACCAATATCGATGATATTGAGGCGAAGCGAGACTTTTTTAAAAATCTCGATGATGATACAGTTCTGGAACTCCTGAAACTCAAAGCGAGACTATCAAGAAATCCAGGACTGGGTGGGAGAGAATATGATATTATCATGAGTTTACGAAATAATTTTTGTTGATATATAGTATAAAATGGCAAAAAAAAAGGAAGAACCAATGAGTTATTCAAGACTCCTAAGTCTTTTATGTTGCACTTTCATTACATTCAAATCAACCACAAAAATGATGTCTTTTCCAATAAAGACTCCGCCATTCCTCATGGCGTTGGCTGCATGTTGTATCTGTAGCTGCTCGTCCTCTGGTATGCTAGTTAGGGACACAAAGAAGCGTCTTGGTATTTAAAAAAAATCATCTGTCCGATACATATTCACCGAGTATGAACCAGTTTTTCCTAAAACTGACACTGTTTCATTCCCATATAGTTCTTCACATCCAATATCTTCCATACAGTCTCGTGCATTATGAGTTACGGGAAGTGGATATAGATTTTCACCACCCGTGGTTGTATAGTAATGGTAACGATCGCGTCGACCTGTCACTTCCTTTCCGTATAATGGAAGTGTTTCTTCACCCGCACCTATGAGAACACCCATCTGTTGCATATGACCAGGTTTGTATTGTCGAATTGGTGCGTGTCTGAATTCTGGTTCGTGTACCCGCTGGTGTTCACGTTCACGTTCACGTTCGCGTTCTAATGTATATCTTGGTGTAATAGGCATTACGGGAACCTCTACTGGAACTTCAACAACTTTTGGATTCAACCACATGTAGCTCAAAATGAGAGTAAGTACAACTATAACCGACCACAAGACTTGGTTTTTATTTTTACTCTTTATCTTCATTTATATTAGTTAAGGAATATTATTTACATAAAGTCATGAAGATCTTATCCATAGACATTGGATATCATAATATGGGTCTTGTATTAGCTGAATGTGGAAATGGACCAAAAATCAATGTCGAGTATATAAAGAAGGTAAGTCTTGAGGATTACAAACATATATATTCAAATGATATTGTTGATTTAGTTCCTTTATTTATAGATGATCACAAATTCATATTTGACGCGGCAGATACAATTCTTATAGAGAGACAACCACCGGGTGGTTTTACTAATATCGAGGTGCTTTTAAATTACATATTCAAAGATAAAGTTATACTTATTTCACCTGTGAGCATGCATACACATTTTGGTATGAGGCATCTAAACTATGAAGAGCGCAAAGAAAGGACGGTTTCCATTGCAAATAAATATTTAAATGAAGATATCCCCTATGATAGAAAGCATGATATAGCCGATGCATTATGTATGATAATTTATTATAATTTTAAAGTATCTGTACATTTTTTTGATCGTTTTAAGTTTGATTCTTCTCGGCTCTAATAATTTCTAACGCATTAGCTACTGAGTCTAGCACATTAAATATATTTGTTGTGCTGCGATTTTTAACACATTCTCGAATCGATTGAATATTATATTCGAATGATTTTTTTTCTTTTTCTTTTCTTTCTTCAATTGATTTTATAATTTTTTCAAATTTTTTAATTTCAAAATCAATATTACGTGTGATAACCTCGATTGCTTCATCCATCTTAATAATTTCTTCTTCACACCAATCCAAGTTTCGCTTGAGAAGATCTCGCTTCACTTGGGACTTTGTCCTTTCGATTTGTTTTTCAATTCTATCAATTTTTTCATCAATAAGTGTAATATTATTCATATATTTTTGGTGATGATATTCCTTTGAATGTTCAAGGGCTTGAATTTGTTGCTTGATATCACGAATCATCTCCATGGTTATTTGTAAGTTCATCGCGTCAAAACTTTATGCTATTATTTACTTTGGTGTTTTACCTGACATCATTAATTTGAAGTCGTCAATAAACATATCAAAGCGTCCAAGACGATACTGAACAACAGCCCATAAGAAGAAGAACAAAGTTTTTGTAAGATTGTTTACATCATTATCTTCCATCTTATATATAGGACTTACAACTCGGTGCATGAATGTGGTTTCTTTTTCCTGTCCCGTGACTACCATTTCCATTTGTGTGAGTGCACAAGTATCGTCGTTGACTGACCAATGATAGAATAAAAATGGAATAAGTATAGAATAAAAATCTAAATTACGTCTGTCATTTGTGAAAGGGACGACAAGAATTGCTATTAGAAATGCAAGATGGATCCAGAATATTATGTTCATCTATTATAACATGAGCGCAGAAATTATTGACGATGAAATGATTAGACAAAAAGAACGTGAGCATCGACGAGAAAGTTGGAACGACCAACACGAAAGTATATTACGTCAGTGGGGTGAGGCTGCTGGGTGTTACAGATATATGCATCACAGAGCATTCCTAATGTACAAAAAATTAAGCATGCGTTTTACTTTGCCTGTCATTATTCTTTCCACATTGACTGGTACAGCAAACTTTGCACAAGACCAATTTCCAGAGTCTGTCCGCGGAATGGTTCCATCTGTAATCGGTGGTCTCAATCTTGTTGCGGGTCTTGTCGCTACTATTATGCAGTTCCTTAAAATTAATGAACTCATGGAAAATCATAAGGCTGCAGCCCTTTCATATGGACTTCTCTCCAGAAATATTAGACTTACATTAGCTCTTGCAAGAGAAGAAAGAAACTCTGACGGTCTCGACTTTGTAAACAACTCTAAGACTGAATACGATCGTCTCATTGAGCAATCACCAGCCGTACCCACAACTATATTAGTTGCATTTGAAAAAGAATATCCACTTGATAATGTGTTTACAAAACCAGAAATTTTAGATGTTCGCGCTATTCCAAAATTGAAACTGACAGTTAATGATGTTAAGAAGGGTGTGAACATCATATCAGCTATTACAAAAGGTGGACCACTGTCTAAAATTGGAGATCTTGTAAAGTCCAGGGAAGAATATGAAGCAAAAACTAGAATACTCGAAGAAATGCAGTCAGAGTTAGACGAGGAAGAAGAACTTACATCAGTGGCGTCTGAAGAAGAGACAGACGTCGAGCAAGGTACACCAACAGAATAAACATTCCTAGATTAGTTAAAATTGAACAAGCAATATATGGTAAAATTTTCCTTCTTAAAGGTTTTACGATACGTTCTTGTAGTGCGTCATTTTCGAGCACCAAATCTATGGCTTGATTAGTAAGATCATCAATGGACTCTTTCATTAAAATAGTTGGACAAAAAAAAGAAGAGCCTGTGAGCACACTTCATACAAAGCAAATCGATTTGTTACGGAAGTACATCACAGAGGGAAAAAATGTATTTATTTGTGGTTCATCTGGTGTGGGGAAGAGTTATGTTTTGAATTCGGTACTCAATGAATCAAACAGTCTTGAAATACAACAAGAACATTTGAAAAGTAAATCTCCATTTTTAACTTTTATAAAAAGTGCTGCGAAACACACTTTCATAGAGGATTATGAGTCTGAATATAAATCTCTAATCGATAGAGTTTCTGACGGAGAAAAATTATCTCGTGGTTCTCTCGTAGTTACTTCCATAAATATGTGTATGTTTCCAAGATTTGAGACGATATTCATACCGAAACATAAACCAGATAAGTTGTTAACTCTTACAGATGATCGCTCACAAAAAGCTGAAATGGCGGCTATCAGATGTGATGGCAATATTCGCAATTTTTTATCATATCTAGATGATTCTGTTGAAAAGGATACATTTAAAACACCCAAAGAGTTTATACATGATATTTTATGCGACCCAAAAGCTATTCGTATGCCATCGTCAATACACGAACATGGTCACATATGGGATATATTTCAAGAAAACTATTTAGATTCTAAAGGTATTAATGTCGTACGTGCAAGTCAGGGATTTTCCGATGCCGATTTGTATGACACACAAATGTACTCTTCGGGTGATTGGAATCTTATGCCATATTTTATTATTAATGCCATTTCCATTCCAAAATCAGCACTTGGAAAACCCCTCATTCGCGATAAAATTAGACCTGGGAGTTGTTGGACTAAATATGGCAATTATAAAATGAGATTTCATAAATATAATGATATTAAACATAAATGCCCAACGGGTCTAGATAAGGAGAAACTATACCTGTTAAAAACGTATGCAGAGCACGGAAATATAGAACCAATGTTAGATTATGGTTTAAGCCCACAGGATTTTGATGTCATGAATCATCTTGCAGTCGCAAGTAAATTAAAACAGAGAGACGTTACAAGAGTAAAGAAAGCATTGAAAAATGCCATCGAACAAAGAAGCCGATAAGATGGTTGAAAACATCCTTAATTCTCTCATGCCTGCGAATAAGGGGAAGTTGATTGAAGAAGACGATGAACCTGAATGTACTAAGACCATTGGTAATGAAATTCACTTTTACGGTGAAATTACACCTGAAAATACTCTTGAGTTTGTAGAATCTTTTCGTAAACTTGAAATTCAACTTCTTAAGCAGAAAGCCGACCTTATTGGATATGAACCAGAAATTCGTATTCATATTATGAGTGAGGGTGGTGATATGTTTTCCGGCTTCACACTCAAGAACGTAATCGAAAAGTCTAGGGTAAAGGTTATTACAATTGCCCAAGGTGCCTGTTGCTCAGCAGCTACATTTATGTTTTTGGGTGGTTCAGAACGTCGCATGGGTGAAAATGCATACCTTCTGATTCACCAACTTTCCACAGACTTTTGGGGGAAATATCAAGATCTCAAAACCGAAGTCAAGAGTTGTGACACATTTATGAAGAATCTCAAGAAAATGTATATGGACAAGACAGAAATTCCAGAAAAGAAGTTTAAAAAACTTATGAAGAAAGACCTCTTTTTGCCGGTATCAAAGTGTCTAAAGTATAAGATTGCTCACGCGATTGACTAATAATACTAGCACGTCTATACAAAGCGAGAACACATAAAATTATAAATATAACACAAAATGTATTCATATTCATTGGAATACTTGTGCGCTCGGGTGGCCTAAGTCGCTCCATTCTACCATAATTTACAACTGGTATCATATTTAAAGTTGAGAAATTAATTATACGTATAATGGAACGTCTTATCCGCAAAGATAAAAATGGAAAACAGCGATTTACTGATATTCACGTAGAAGACCTTGGCAATGGAACCGCCGACATTGTAAAAACAAGTGGAATGGTTGGAAGTGACAAAGTTACAGTTTCAAGGACCAATGTTACGACCGGATACGAAAAAGCTCTTATTCGCGCCAAGACTATGTGGAATAACGAGAATACCAAGGGTGTGCAAATCTTACCAATGTTAGCTAATAAATGGGAAGACCGGGAGAAATATATTACATCTCCGTTTTATGTTCAACCCAAATTGGATGGTATTCGTCTTCTTGTATCCAAGGATGGATGTTTCTCAAGGACTGGTAAAATTGTTAAAGGTGTTGAGCATCTCGCGTATAAACTTGGAGATGGGGAATGGTTAGATGGGGAATGTTACAGCTCGGGTATGACATTTGAAGAACTCACAAGTGCTTTCAAAATGAATCCCAAAAGTTTAGGATTTCACGTATTTGACTACTTTCATATTCAAAGACCAGACCTTCCATTCGCAGAAAGACAAAAGATTATGAAAACCAAAACAGATATTGTTGTTGAGACTATACTCGTAAAAGATAAGAGTGATATCCCCAAGTTACACACCAAGTTTGTCGACCAAGGACACGAAGGAATTATGATTCGTGAATCTACAAGTATTTATGAAATTGGAAAACGAAGTAACTATCTTTTAAAGTACAAAGAGTTTCAAACTGAAGAGTATGAAATTGTAGGGGCTAATACTGGTCATGGAAGAGATGAGGATGCTGTTGTATGGGTATGTAAGACTGCAAATGGTCAAGAATTTACAGTTCGCCCAGAAGGTACCATCAAAGAAAGAGAACGATGTTATCGTGAAAAGGATAATTACATTGGAAAACAACTTACTGTGCGCTTTCAAAACCTGACAGCTCTCGGAGTACCAAGATTTCCAGTAGGTGTAGTAATTCGAGACTACGAATAATATCCAGGGAAAGTAAATGAACACCAAACTCGCTGTGGACATAGACGAGGTTCTTGTTAATCTACTCGAACCCATGGCTAAATGGAGAGGTGTAGCACTTCCAACTAAACCAAAATATAAATACTTATACCGAGAAATATTCAACTGTACAGAAGAACAATCCCAAGAAATTCTTCATAAATTTTATCGTTCCAAAGACTTTCTTTATCTCAAACCAATTATTGGTTCACAATTAGCAATGCACAACTATAAAAAGATATTTGATAAGCTCTACATTGTTACCGGACGCCAAGATGTAGTTAGAACTACTACAGAACTGTGGATCGATAAATTCTTTCCGGGTGTATTTGAAGATGTAATTCTTACAAATAGCTTTACTGAAAATGAAATTAAGAAAGTGGATATATGTCGAGCTTTGGGTATTAGTTGCATAATTGATGATAACATGCAAATATGCGACGAATGCATTGAATCGGGTATGGAAGCTGTAAACTTCATTGGCGAAGATGTTTATCCTTGGTGCGAACCAAGTGACATAAGCTTGAGAGGGTGGGTTGATAACAGGTCTAAAATCATTGAAGTGTAATTTTTGGTGTATAAAACTCAATATAGAGTATCACACGGTCTTCTTGTGACGTATTTTCTGCCCAATGTGGATATCTAGCATTTAAAACTATGTGTTTTCCGTCTTCTTCTTCAATATCTCCAAGGGTTTTGTGATGTAAAAAACATCCTTTAGGGCATTTTAAACCCAAATGATATGTGAATCTATATCTCTCACCAACTGGATCTACATGTTCTTTCAATTTTACACCACCTTTCATTAGGGAAAATCCAGCAATCTGTATACCTTTGATTTGAGAAAGTAGTTCGTATGTTTCTAAACATTTTAAACAATTGCCCAAAACAGGCTTACCTTCCCAAATAAGAGGCCAACTTATCCAATCATCTTGAACATGCGTTTGTCCTCCCTTCAACCAACCATATTTTCCAGATGAATATTGAGATACAATTTTCTTAATAAGTTCAGAACCTTCCCATTCCCCAGTTGGACGAGGTTCTTCTGAAATGAACACAGATGGAAGTTGCTCTAGTTCTTCTCGAATGGTTTTCCAGTGATTTTTGAGTTCTTTGAGCTCCATTTAAATCATTTAAGATATTAAATGTATCTTCTTTTATGCAAGCCTATAGTTGTGATTCCGCAGAATACACTGAGTGCCAGAGAATGTCGAATTGTACACACAAGACCTACACAACAAGAAAATAAGCTAGAAGTTGAATTGTTAGACGCACCACCAATAAATGTAGACAATCAAGAAATTTATCAGAGTGATAGTATTTCTATCGTTTCCGCTGTGACATGACAACTAGTATTATAATAACTAAACATGAACATGAACATGAAGACATAGACGCGGAGATAGACATAGGAAGTGTTGAGTTCGTATTAGATTGAGGATCTGAACTTGGTGTGGGACTTGTGGATGTGGGACTCGAGGGTGTAGGACTCGAGGGTGCGGGACTCGAGGGTGTGGGACTTGAGGGTGTAGGACTCGAGGGTGTAGGACATACCGAATGTTCCGGTTTTAAACTACAAAAGTTATTTTTATGTGTTGTTACATCTTCCTTAGAGAATAATCCCTCTGTACAAAAATTTAATGATTGACCCGGAGTAAAATATCTTTGCTCACTTTCTGTGGTAAGGTTAAGATAATTAGAAAGTTCGGTCTTATCTGTACATACTTTTTTTACGTAATCTTTATGCGACGGAATATTCCACGGACGGAGATTACTCATTAATATAAATAACTATTTTTTTACAATCTTGATAGATTGTAAAAATAATGAGGAATAAATAGGCAATCAAAAAAATTATCAGAGTGATAGTATATGAATAAGCATATTTATGCTTTGGTAATATCTGTTATATTTGGATATATTTTCTATCAAATGATGGAAGCATCAATTCCAACGGAATCAAATTGCAGTTACATGGCTGCTCCAGTCACAGATCTCTTAGCATTTATTTGGGGTTTTGCAATTGTAAATTACGGGTTTAAATACGATAATCCAATTCTTACACTACTCGGTGGTTCTATAATCGTTGAACACATTTTTCAATTAGATAGAAAGATATAAATAAAGTCATTTTTACAATATGGAAAACGCATTGTAAAAATAACGAGAGGTTGTTTATCAACCGACGTTTGGGTTATGGGCCCAATGCGCTTCCACTGCGCCACCTCGTTTGCCCCCAGAGAGTATCGATCTCCCTTCTTGAACTTGTTACGTAAAATACTAAATTCACATTCTACCTTTGAACTATGAGGGCTTCTATTATTATACTGTAGTATATTTTTGACTATTTAACGCACACTCAAAAATCTGTAGTCATATCGGGACTTTTATAAAATATATTACTATAAGAATTTTTTAAACTTGTTGTACAATTATAAAGTTT